ATCCATCACCACGTGTAGCAATCAGCTTGTAATAAGAAGCATCTTTAACCATCGCTCTCAATTTCAAAGTTTCCATGTCTAAACTTGCAGTATCCAAGAAACGTTGAGCTGTTTTCTTTTTATCTTTCTCTACAGTTTCACCATTGATGTATTTATCCATGTTATCATACATAACATCATGTGGTGTAGTTTTACGATATTGCGTTGAATTTGGATCAACAATCTTGCACACATAGAACAACTTATTTTGGTTCTTATCATACAATTTTTGCAACTCTGCAAGAGCTTTGTTACGCAACTTCTTAACCTCAGTTCTGATAGATGCAGTTTCTTCAAACTTATCTAGATAAAACTTTTTACTTGTTGATTGTCTAGCTTGTTCAAGAGATTTAGCAATCAAAGAAAATCCACCTGCCTCAATAGCTTTCATTCTGATTAGATCATATGGATCTTTTGCAGGATCTAAAAACAAAGGTTCATTACCTAATCTTAGTACAATCTTTTCCCAAAACTGATCATTATCAGGACGCAAAAGTTTTACTTTGTTCCAAAATTCAGGATCATCAGTCTTAATAATGTTAGAAGCTAATTCTTTCTCTAACTGTGCTACTGTAACTCTAATTTGTTTGACTGTAGCTTCATACTCATCTTCAGATAAATCTTTAAGTTCTGGTGCAAATTCATTGAGACCTGTAACATATCTTTTAATACCATTGTACTCAAGACAAATAATAGGTTCTTCATGAAAACAATTTTCAAATAACGCCATCTCATAGCGTTCAAGTCCCATGTTGTCAATAGAACTATTAACAAAAGGACGAATACTTACTGTTGCACCACGTTTTAATGAGTTGTGTTTCTCAATCATTGTTACTTCCATAAAAGTTTTTAGTTGGTTTTTTTGTTTTCTTCTTTGTAACAGTTAGTCAGCATTTCTGCTTCAAGCTCCTAAACCACGTCAAGGTTGTTACTTTTAGGAGTACCTGGATCCTTGCGGTCCAGGCGTTCTGTATACTTTCATATACAGGTTGGAGGTGGAGTATCTTAGTGTAACTCCAGGAGGATTTTAATGCCCTCCTGGATTACAAGTACCTTCAGGGTTCCTTAGAATGAACCACCAGTGATGGGGTTGCGCATCACAATTTTAAGAACTTTGGTTGGGTCCTTAACCCAGATAGAAGGCATCATCTGACTCATGAACACTCTGTAACCGTTAAAGTTACCAACAGAGGCAAACCCTTGTGAGCGTCCCATGTAGTCCATAGTACCGTTCTGATAGAACCACTTCAATTCACTATCCCACTTCATTTTCAACAAGAAGATGTTGTCATTAGTGTTATCAGTGATATCGAATACAATAAAGTTATAAGAAGACAATGGGAAACCATCAATGATTGGGTTTTCAATGTCATTAGTGTGTACGTTATCAAACGCTGGATTCAATACAAACTTCACATTTGCCAAGAAAGGAATTGTGTAGCTAGTAAATGCAAATCCAAAGTTCAAATCCATAGCATTGTTACCAGAAATAGCACCAATACCTGCTTTAGACATGTCTGTGAACAAAGTATTAGCTTGTCCTGAAGTTGCACCAGCAATGTTAAATGCTTCTTTCTTGATAGCTTCGTTAACCATCTTCATACCAGCCATACCAGTTTGAACAATGATTTGACGTGAAGGATCTGGTCCTTTAAATTCAACCTTACCATTGTAGAAGTTGAAGATTTCAGAACGGAACAACTCCAAAGAGAATCCACTCTTGTTGTAGATACGCTTAAATGAGTTATCCAACTGATCCCACAAACCTACAGACAAACGGATATCATCTGGTCCATCTTGCTTAATGCGACCACCCTTACCCCACATCAAGTAAGTTTCAATGTCATTAGCAATTTTACTCAAGTGAGCAGCTTCCATCTTAGTAACGAAAGTGCGACTCAAATCACCATTGTCATATGCTTTCTTGATATAGTCTTTACCCATTTTGCTAACCATTGCATCAATGTTAGTCAGAGAAGGATCTTTAGCGATGTTAGCATCAAATGAACGCCAGATTTCAGTTACTGGAACTGTACCATCAGCATTCATTCCACCTTTCATCATCATTTCTGCGCGAGAAGATACAGAGTAATGTACGTGAGCTTCAGCACCACCAACAAAGTTGTAGTACTCACGGAAACCTGCATTCAATTCACCGATGTCAGAAAACTTCTCACCATATTCTCCACGTGCAGAACCTTTACGGAAGAACTTAGTACCTGGTTTCAAGTAAGCTCTATCTAACTTTGCAATGTTGTTTTTGTTAACCAACTGTACAGTGTAGATGAAACCATCACCAGCAGGCAAGATATCATCAGCAGTGATGAACAATTCCTCTCCTTTGTACTTATCATAAGTGATGATATCACCATGACCAAAAGAACGCTTGTTCAACTTGATTTTGAATGTAGTACCATCCTGCCCCAAGTCATTGCTTCCAGTTTCAATATTCTCTACAATGTAGGGAAGATCTTGAACTACTGGGGTTTGCCACTTGTACTCTCCGCGAGGATTGTCTACTAAAATGGTGTTCTTACCACCAAAAGATGCCATCTGATAAAGAGGCATTTCTACCTTTTGTGACATTGCCCACAAATCAACAGGACCCAAATCCATGGGTTCAGAAGATTTAAGCATGTTCACCAAATGGTAGCTGTCTACGTGTGAAGATACCTTATAGTTGGTATCGCGTAGAAAGAGACCGTTGTTTAAAACTGGTGTACTCATCTGTTTTTAAAAATTAAAAGTTAATATAAATTGTGTGTTATCGTTTAAAAATATTCACTGGTTTTTTCAAACCTTGTTGTCTACGTTGTGGTCTTGGATCATCATCCTCATCATCTCTTGTAGATGAGGAGATTTTCCTTGCTTCCTCTGTTTTAAGTTTGCGTGCAGTTTCTGCAGCAACCTCATTTTTAGCTTGCTTACGCAAATTCTCTTTGTAATCATCTGGATCAGACAATAACCAAAGTGTTTCTGCAATCAAATCGTATCTTGGTTCTTTACCAAATTGATACTCTTCTAAAAGCTTTCCTAGCAAGTTTGTTGGTTTTCCTGTCATTGAACCATACTTTACAGTAGTCAATTCATCCCACAAGAACTTTTGACGTTTTGCATCAATCTTTACACCATTTAACTCAGCTGGTTTTAGTGTATGATAGATGTTTGCCATGTATGCTTCTTTTTGTGCTTGCTGTTGTTGACGAAACTGTTCTTGTTGTGCAAGCTTCATCTGAAGAATTTCATCTTCTTTTTGATCCAACTTTGGTTTGAATTGTTGTGCTTTCTTATTCAAAGAACCAGCTTCAATCCATTCTTCAATTTGTTCTTCAATCAAATCTTGATCTCCGTTACCAAAGTTTGTGGTTTGTAAGTACTGACGTACAATCATTTCTTGATGATCAGGATTTGATACATCTAAAGAACGTGTTTCTTCAACAGCAGCTAATGCTCTGAACAAACCTTTCATGTCAGTACCACCTCTTGCGACATACTCTGCAGCATACTGCAACTCGCCAGGTAGTGATTCAAAGAACTCTTTGGGAGTTTGTTCTTTGATAGAATTTTCACGATGTTCAAAGTTTGCTTGAATCAACTCTTTCCAATCCTTCATTGAATACTCCTCTAAAGGTTTGTCATCCTCAAAAGGCATAATCAAACCTTCTTCAATCAGTTTAGAAAATGTATCAATAAGACCACTCTTATCAACTTTTTTCCTTCCTGATTTATTTGCTGTTACATCATCATCATCTCCATTTTCAAGATCTTCATCTAATGCTGCTAATGCTTTATCTACATTAACTGTCTTTTTAGCATCTGGATTATCAGAATCATCATCTGCATCATCATTATCTAAAAAGCTTAGGTCTGCTGTTTTAGTACCACTACTGAATACATTTGCTGGTGCTTTTACACCATCATCATCAGAAGTCACAATACTATCAGCACCTGGCATTGGTAAAAAGTCATCAATGTTATCAATGGTAACACTGTCAACAGCTACTCCGCTTTTATCAGTACTCATAAAATTTTAGTTGGTTTAATTTGTTCTTCATATATAATGTACAATATAAATTTCAAAAATTTACACCTTTAAAAGGTAAACTATATTTTTTGAACACTATATCGCTATTATTTATCTTTGTCGTACTTATTCTTGTTTGTACGCGCTACTTGGAGTTGCTTATCAGCAATTTCTTTGCGGGTTTGTAACTCCTGTCTTTGAAGATTTAATTTCTGTTGTTCTGCAGCATTCTTATTGATTTCCTTCTCTCTAGCAAGTGACGCACTTTGTTCTTGTGCATTCTTTTTATCTAGATACTCAAGCGTATCAATATAGTCACTTTGCTGATCTTTATTAAGATCCACCATTCCTGTATAACCTGCAGAACGTATCTCAGCAATTTCTTTATTATTCTGACGATCCAATGCTTTTTGTTCAGCTTGATGTTTCAACATTGCTTCTTGACGTTGATTTTCAGCATCTTGCTTCATCTTCTCAGTCTCTTGCATTGACTGCATTTCTTGTTGTTTAGAAGCATTTACTTTCTCTTCAATACCTTTCATGGTATGTGTAATCTCTGCAAGAGAGTCTGCTTTAAGAATATTACCAAGATCATAAATAGATGCACCAGCAGTGTTATTATTCATTGCTAACTGACGAATCTGTTCAAGTAACATTTTTTGATTAACCTTTGTAGAGGCAAATACATTAAGTTCTCTAGACAAAAGTTCTGTACTATTTATCTGGAAATTTACTTTTTCATCTAATGATGTAATATATTGGAGTCTCAAACTTGGTTTATTTGAATGATAATACTGCGCAAGATCTGTACGCATCTGGTGCACGCGAGGCATCAATTGTTCAGAATGCTGAATAAAATACATTTCTGTTTGTGCATACGATGCATTGACAGCTTGTTGTACTCCTGTAGCAGTTTCTTGAGATATTACTTGTCCCATTCTTTGAGGATTTACCCCAATAGTCTCATATGCTTGTTGCTTAAAGTAAGTAGCAAGCTGAATACGAGACATCAATCTTTGAGTCTGTTCTAGATTTAGAACTTGATAATGCTGGAAATTTAAAGCATTTTCTGTATTTGTAATGGATGTATCTAATGGAAGCATCTGGAAATTCTTCATAGCAACATATGCTTTTGAGAAATTATCATGTCCCCAATCTTCACCCATAGAGTGTTTAGGTAATGCATTCTGATCAAGCATAATTACAGTACCCAATTCATCAATCAATATATCAGCAATCTGATTATTTACAATGTTATATCCAATTTGATAAGGTTTCATCTTATCAACCATAGAAGAACTCTTAGTATTACGGTCACTAAATACAGCACCTTCTACAGGTAACTTACAACCATACAAACTAAAGTCTCCTTTAAACTGAAAAGGAATAGGTTTAATGTTTAGATACAAAGGTTGAAAACCATTAGCATCAATGTTTCCATAAAAACTAGGTCTGTTAGGACCAATCTTAACTCCTCCCCAAACTTGGTTAATCCAAATCCAATCAATGTGTTCACCATAAATTACAGTTTCTTTGCATTTTCTTTTTATTACAGATGTGTCATATAAAGGCTTTTCTGTAATTAAATAATTCTCATCAATAATACTTTCTGTAACCATACCATCAGCATCAACAGATGTCAGATGTCCAACCATTCTCTGAGACTTCCAATATGCTGTAGTAACACGCAAAAGATTCATGTTAGACAAGTCAGATAAATCTTCAGATTCATTTAAAATTTGAAAAAGAATATCATCCCCTGTATTTACAAAAGTATCTCTAGCACTCAAGAATTGACGCATACCTAATGATGGACCTTGTGTATTCCACTCGTGTGATCTAGTAGCATCATAATAACTACCGTCATTCTGAACACCAGGAAGCATGTATCCTGCAGCTTTTGTAGGGTAGATTGACTCAAGAGTCTTTAACTGATCTGCATTCATCATCCATCCATACTTATCTACAATGTCAGCTAATGTCATTAGATCTAATCTACCAACCCAGTTGGATTGAGAGATATATCTTGCTTCAGGAGACTTATGGTAAAATGTCAATGCAGGATTCCACACTTCAATATCAAAGTCATCCTCATTCATTTTAAAATGCCAGAACTCTCTATCAGTAATCAACATGTCACGAAACGCTATGTTTTCTAACTCACGCATCATAAAACGTTCTTCATCTACATTATGTTGGTGGGTTGCCCACTCTTCAATCAAAGATCTGTAATCCTTTTTAAAGAATTGCTCTACTTCAGGTAATGTCTTTAGATTATCAGGAGACATCATCTGTTGTGCTTGTTGTGCTTGCTGTTCATCCTCAAGATTTAAACCCATCTTTTGGATATTTTCCATCATTTTTTGTTCAGCATCAGCAATCAAAATTTCCTCAACCATCATGCGTTTTGCCTCTAGCATCTCATTAAAAGATCTATCATCAACCGCACGATAAGAAATTTTATCATTACGTTTAGCAAACTCACCTAACATTACATTAAGAACATTAGGAATAATAGGAAAAAACTTAAGTTCAAATGCACCAGAATCATCTTTTGTCAGAGTTTCAATAAGATCTGCTGCCTCATTGTCCTCTTCTACTAGATAGTCTGTTCTGTCAATAATACCATTTGCAAGTTTGTAGTTCTTTAGCAATCTGCGGGCATTTCTGCGGATTTGTTTAAGACCTTGCATCTCCAACCAATCCATGTTCCATGCACCCCATGACTCATCCTTCTCATCACTTAGTAAGAATTGAACAGGTTGGGTAATTGTACCCATACGATTGTACTCTGCTCTTGCACCATTCTTTAACTGTAAAGCGTTATAAATTTTTGGCATCTTATCTAAAATTTTTAAAAGGACTTCTAGGTTTTGTTCCCCCTACATTACGAAAGGGACTCTTACTAAATAATTTACTCATTTTATTTTTATTATCCAAATTCTCCTCACGTTCAATACGCTTAGAATATCCTCTGTTTGACTCTTGTACTTTTGCAAATGCAACTAATGAGCAAAATGCCACCAGTCTATCTACGTTTAATCCTTTTCTATATGCTTGCATTTCTTTCAAAAGCATAGGATCAGGTATTCTTTCAACCCCATGAGTTGTTCTTACAATCTCCCCATCTTCCTTAGTTTCATGGTCTAATGCTTCTTCTAAAAACTGTACAGCATATGACACCAAATGACCTCTGAAGATATTACCAACGTTCCTCCAACCATATTCTTGATATACGTTAGTATTACTCATAATCTCCTTTAAGAATAAAATCTGATTTTTAGGCACAAGATATTTTTGCTTTCTTCTAGAAATCATATATTGGATAAACAAACTTATGTTATTTTCCACAATAGTCCATGCATTATACCATTCAATTATTAACTCTAGTCTTTCGTGTGTTTTATTAAGGTCATCAAAACGACCGCACCAACTAGCAACAATTTTATCTCTCTCTATAATCTGTTCTATTGTCCCATCTTTCTTGTGACGTGTTACTTCTTGAGAGGTCTTATATACATAGATAGAACACAATGATTCTGATGTGGTAGTTTTACCTTCTGCAACGGGGTCAATAGATGCATAATACATCCCAAATGTAGGATCTTTTACAGGTCTTTCATATACACAGATTACACCCTCTTTATCTTGGGTTTTTGCTGTAATAGGAAACTCCATAATGGGAATTTTCCTAGATTCCTTTGCTACAATCTTACTATTCTCATCTCTATGAAGATCTAGATACTCAGTAAAATAAGTTTTATCTTCTATCCTGCGTAATTGTTTAGCAACCAAGTGTAATGGAAAAACACTATCTTCTCTAGAAGAAAAAGCTTCTGAGATGTACATAGGTTTCTGAGAAATACGAAGTTGGTACTCATCAGGTCTAAGTGTTTTTTTCCATATTACTCTTTCATCACGAATCATCTGCATTGCTTCTTCAACCTGTGAGTTACCCCACTGATCTATACAAGGAATCATACTCCACTGTTCTGGAATAAACAAACCACACATTCCTGTCTGATTATTCTCATCCATAAGGTTTGTTTCAACTGCTAATACATCCTTAGAGTCTGGATTGTGTATCAACTCTTTAAGAGGTTCACACTGTTCCAAGTCACCCACAGATCCTGCAGCTACAAACTGACCAGTATAAGTCATACCGGATTTCATGGCAGGTAGCAAGTACTCAAGTGTCTTACCCATGTGAGGAGCAATACCAGCTTCCTCATGGAAGAACAAAGTACAAGGTCCTCCTACTCCGTTTGTTGGATCTTTTTCAAGAACAAGTCCTATTAATACAGACTTTAAACCTACATCTCGCTTTCTACCACCCTGGTTAACTTCAATCTTTTGTTCCCAGTTTAATACTTTATCTGGGGTAGATGGTCTGTACCAAGCAGTATGTGTATTCAAGAAGTTACGATACTCTTCTAAGAAACGCCATGTACCTTTTTCTGCAACGTAGTCTTTAAGAGATCCTGCCATCTTATTAATAGCACCCTCTTCAAACCAGTATAGGTTAATCATTTTAGCAGCGTGGAAATATGAAGATGCAATCTGACGTTTCTTTAAGATTGCTGCATGCTTAAATGTTTGCTTTGCAAGTTCCTCATATAATGCCATGTGATACTGAGCATCACGTACATCAGGGAAGGTAAACTTACTAACCTCTTTATTATAAATTGGTAAGAAGTTTAACCACATATAGTAATCTCTAGTAAGATACCAATGGTTATCTCCATTTTTATAGATTACACCATTACGACATTTTTCTTTTTCTGTTTCCCAGTATCTTACAAAATCTTTACTCTTTGGTGGAAATGGACAGTAAAACTTATTCTTATTAAATATTCTAGCCTGTAAGTTAAACTCTACACTAGACTCATCAAAGTTATACTTACCAGGTTCCTTAAAAGACTCTCTCAGAAATTCTACAAGAAGTTCTCTAGTCTCAAACTCTGTATAAGACCACTCTTTTGAAACATAATCATATGTAGGTATCTTTCTATACATTAGTCTTCAATTTCTCCAAGTACAACTGTTATCTTTTTTTCTAAATCAGCTTGCCAAATAACCTGTTGTACAACAAAAGTTTTATTATTATAAACTACATGTTCATTCTTACGAGGAACATCACGTAAAAATACAATCTTAATAGAACTTGTTGGATTCAAATAGGTTAAGTGTACTTGCACACTTAATAGTTTATTCATGTTTACGTTGTTCATGTCAATTGATCATAACCTAGGTTTTGTCCTCCACGTGCTTGTCCTTTCTGCTCTTCCATCAAATCTTTATATGCACCTTTAAAACTCATACGTATTGCTTCAAACTTTGCAGCAGCATTTACTAAAGAGTTGATGTTTCCATCGCGTCCATGTTCAATAGGAGTTACCTCCATATACTTTGCAAGTCTATCAAGCATATGCTTCATACCTATGTACGCGCGATACGTAGGAGTTTCATATAACTTTTGACACATCTTTAATGCATCTAAGATTGGTTCATCTTCTGTAGAGAATCCCATAGAGTCAATACTGTTTAGTACCAGTTCTTCCTTTTCATTTTCTGGAACATCAAAAAATGGATTCATATCAGGGTTAGGACATGACATGTAGAACAAATACAAGAATATATTGTTATGCTCTTCAGGATATATCTCTATAATATTTTTTAAAAAACTTAACGTGTAACAATGTTCACTAGGAACAATTGCACCGTTATCTATATCAAATAATTTTACCATTATTTCTTCTTTTTAGATAAACTTACTGCATTCTCTTTATACCATGATAAAATAGCAATAACCTCATCTTTTAAATAAGGTAAATCAAACTGAATTATCTCTTTTACAATTGGTTCACCATTCTCATTTAACTTAGAAACTGGATAACCATACTGATCTTTTTCATCTTCCTCCTCAAATATGATATGATGAATAGTCAACTTACCTGCTTTAAGATTAGGGTTGTGCTTTAAGATCATAAACATGTAAATGCTCAACTGTAGGTTGTAATGGTTTAGATTACAATCATCCAAATGAGACACAGGGAAGTTCATTTTCTGAGACATTCCTTCCCAGTTCTTAAAAGACTCTGATTTAATTTCCTTATTTGTCTTGTAATCTGTAATGTGTACATGACCATTTGCTACCTCAACCAAATCTGATTGACCACAAATTCCTACAGATCTTAAATATACCATGTGTTCAGGATAAATACCATCAATCATTTTTTGTGATGGCGCCATCTTCTGACCATGTTCATCAAACATAGGTCTAATAACAGGCAATTCTGCATCATGTCTATTAATGGTAGTACAGCCAACAATATCATTTTCTCTTTGATCATGATACCAGTTACCTAAACTGCACGCTCTTTCAGACTCTTTTTTCCAAACCTCTTGGATTTGTTCTGTAGTCATTCCATACCACTTACCTTTTTTATTGCTTGCAGATTTTTTTGCTACAGCGTTGCTATCAAATGGCTGCTTTAAATGACCAATAAGCGTAGTAACACTTGTCCAAACTGTATCATCAGAAGAATCAATAGACTTGTACGAGTGTGTTTTGGGTTCAAATACTAGTGCCATATTATTTATTATTTATTTGTTCTTTGATAGCGTCCTCTTCTTCTTCTGTTACAACTGCATCCCAACGACGTTCATCACAAAAAGATGATAAAGATCGTTGTTTTAAATGCAATGAACATCCACATGCACCACAACAGGGTTGTGTTCCTGGTACTGCACATTTTTTTCCTTCATGGTCAATAGAAGGACAATCCATGCAAATCTTCATGCGCTCTGCTGCAATCTCTTCTACATGCTCAGATTTAAAGATACTATTCATAATACCTTCTGCAATCTTACCCTTGTTCTTCCAAATTTTTATTAGACTCATTTATTCTTGATTTACGTATTCTTTCTTTTTTCTCTTGTTGTTCTTCCATGTTAGATAGAAGAAGTTTAAATCTTTCCAATTCACTTTGAACAGTCATCTTGCTTTCAAATCCCCACATTGATATTTCATCACTGTAAACATTTAGCTTCTGCTCATAAGTCTTAATCTTCATTGGTAAAGACTTACGTTTAATTACAAACATTCCTAAGTTAGGCACACATATACTATGGTGATTACCATAACTCATTTCTTTTCTTAGTGTAGAATAATAGTGTGATACAATATCTTCTACTAATTCAGATGGCAACTCCAATTCAGAAGCTGTCTTCTCTATTAATTCTTTACGCTTTACTGGCTTCAACTGCTAAAAAATTATAATCCAACAACACATTTCCACTTGATTCTAAATTTATGGAAGTAGAGATTTTAATTACTCTCTTACCAATCTTGGTCTTCTCAATCAACTTACGCTTTTCAAGTTTTACAACTCTGTTACGTACATTCTGAGAACGCACAGCAATCTCTTCAGGTTTCATATCAGGATATAAAATCTTTGCTGCTTTTGTACAAAAGATACCTAGTTCCATTGGACCCCAAGTACCTAAAAGAGTAAGCAACTCCATATCAAATGGAATGACGTTCTCTTTCTTAAAGAATACTACCTCAGTCATAATTTGATACTTTACCAAATCATGCTGGGTCATTCTTAACTTTTTACTTACTCTTTTTACTTCCATATTAAAAAAGGGTTTGTGTTCTTCCCTAGGACTTTCACCTAGATGCCATCCCTAAATGTAAGTCTTGCGTAACTTACAGCTTGTTTACCACCAAAACCTCAACAGATGTGACTCTATTTAACGCTTCATCCAGAAAGAACACTAATTTGTAGCGGGGAGTGGACTCGAACCACTGACCTTCAGCTTATGAGACTGACGAGCTACCATCTGCTACCACCCCGCTATCCATGTAACATTACCACACGATCGCTACCTCGTGTTCACCAATCATTAAAAAATGTTTACCTTCAATTTCAAGAATCTCAGAGGTGGTCAATGCAGAACCTACATATACCTCATCTCCTACTGCTACATCTGTAACATCTTCTCCAACAGCAAATACTTTCAATCTGCTCCATTTCTTCATGAACTCATGATCCAAAGACATCTTAACTTCTTCAGTCAATTCAATTGGAGATTCTGGACGCACTGGTTTCTCAATCAAAATGCGTCTACCTCTTAGTTTTTTAAATTCCATTATTTCTTACGTTTTAAAGTTTGTTTTGGTGCTTCCTCTTCTTCCTCATCAAAATCTTCTCCAGGTTTACTTGCTTGTACCTGTGCCATGAAGATTGTTGCTTGCATTCTTTCAGCATCTGCTTTTGCAGCACGTGATTGTTGTTCTGCTAAATCAGCACGCAAGGTTGCTAATTCAATCTGGGTCTTGTACCAAGATATAACTTCCTCTTGGTTTAGTTCTTTGTTATCGCTCATATTAAGTTGGTTTTACATTACAAATATAATACTATTTTTTTATATTCAAAAGTTTAACTTCAAAAAATTTAAACGTATATTTGTAATGTATGGAAAAAGATAATCAAAAGCGATTTGCAAAAAAGCCACGTTACAGAGTGACTCGTAAAGATGATGGTAAGGTTGTGTATGGTTCTCAAATCTTCTGGATAGAATGGAATGATAATAACACAGCTAAAAAACTACATGATGAACCAGCAGAAGGATACTCACTTATAGTAGATCCTTACTTTGGTGAATTTACCTGGCTAACAACCCAGATTGTAGAAGTAATTAAAAAAACTCCTAGAAGAATACTTTTTAAAACCAAAAACTCTACGTATCTTTTAACTGACAGACATGGGAAAAGAGAGGGTTAAACTAGTACTAACAGGGGCGATTCAAGTTTACTTTATTGCAATTAACACATACTTCTTAAGTAAAGAGATTTATTTAGGGGTTATTATTGCAGCATTTATGATATCAATGGTATGGAGTCACAACATAAAAAAGATTGCTTTTGGTACTCTGACGGACAGGGTGCTTTACTCCCTGGGGGCGACGCTTGGGAGTGCAGCGGGGTTAGCGACCTCCAAGATATTAACCAACCTAATACAAAACTTACTATGACAATACATCCAGATTTCAAATTGGGTCAGACTGTCTATCTAAAGACAGATCCTGATCAATACATGCGTATTGTAACTGGTCTTCAAATCACAGCAGAAGGCGGTATACTATACAAACTTGCTATTAACATGTCTGAACAGTGGCACTACGGTGTAGAGATTTCAGACACCAAAGATATTATCAACTTCACAGAAGATTGATTAAGAGTTCCCGATCGCTACCTGGGATGTTACACCGTGGCAAATGTGCAGGACAAGAACCTCAACTATACGTTGGGGTTTTTTGTTGCCCTTGTAACATTTTTGCATATATAATTGTTACCAAAACTGCATGAATTTTTCCAAATTTTGCATGCAACATTGTCCACTTTATTTGGTAAAAAACTGGACATATAACCTTGCGTATAACCTATCCCCCTAGGGTACTCTTAAAATCACATACCCCCACCCTTTATACTAGGTGGTATTATACCCCCTGGTACAGGGAGAGAAAAATGTATGAGGGTGTGAATGTGGGGACCGATTAGTTACAACGCCCCGCTACTCTCAGCAACAACCCTCCACCCCCCTATTGATTCAGCGTAGTGATTGCATTTACTGCACTCTTCTAGATTTTGGTCTACAAGAGTTTATGTATTGCATGTTCACAATGCATGGGAGGGTGTGTGTGGTGTAGTCTAATGTGATACAATGTGTATCATATCTGATGCAAACCTCCACCTCCAATCTTGTTTAGTAATTATATATACTCTATGAGTAATACTAATAACAATCAATTGATGGTGATGGGAGTGTCATCTCGATTGACGGATAACGTACGATACACGTTTAAGTTCACAATCATAACTGAGTCACGTGATGTGATTGAGGATGAGATCTTTGAATTAACCATTAAAACCAAAAAGAAATGAGAAAGCTAATTGCAATCTTATTGGCAGCTGCAGTATTCTCAGCGTGTCAAACAAACTCAAGAGCTGCTAACTATAAAGCTGCTAAAGAGAAATCAACCCAAGACTTCCATAAAGGAAGTTATGGTAAATGTAATCGTTACAAACACTAAAACAATAATCAAATGAAAATTACAATCATTGAAAAGCTAATCGCGATGATGGTCATCATTGCATTAGTATTGCTATTTACAGCACAATCCCTATACTCATGGGGAAACACAAGAGGAGGAAACTTCTTCTTCTTATTCTTCTGCATATACGCAGGAGTTTCAACATTAGCAATAGTAGCACACTTAATAGATAGAAAAGATGAAAAAAGATAATTCACTATTGATCCTCATCTTAGGATCACTCTACGTACTTAATCTCTTTGCTGCATTGAATGCGGAAACAACTGAGAAACAAGTAACATTAGGTCTCATAAGTTTACTATTCGCTATTCCATTAATCATCCTATTAGAGATAGAGAATAAGAGAGATAGAAAATAAGAAAAAGTAAAACAAATGGAGGTGGGGAACAAATCTCCACCTCCCAATTAACTCAAGTAAAAATCAAATAAATAATCAAAATGAAAAAGAAAAACAATCCATGGTACTATTACAACAACGGTGTATTAGTAAAGACACGCAAACCTGCAATGCCTGGTGATTTGGTATTGATAGACAGAGAACTTACAAGCAACTGTCTGTTCACAGTAGTATCTGAAGTCCACATTGGTGGCTTCCATGACCATGAAAGACGCTACTTCAAATGGGATAAGGTCTATAAAGCAAGTAAGGTTCTTGAAGAACTAACAGACCTCAGAGTATTTAAAGAGGAATGGCGTAACAAGGAGAGAAGTCTAGTAGATGAACTGTTAGGTTATGAGTCAGCTTACCATAAAGCATATGAGTTCATAAATGAGCTGCAGGAAGACAAGACTGCATTGATAGAAGATCTTGAAGCTTGCATAAAATTGCTGTCTCAACCACTTGTAGATGATAGTCCAGGATATAAGACATATTGCGAAGGACAGAGAGATGCTCTCACAGCAATGCTCAGCAAGGTCCAATCAGGCTACCACCACCCATTTAAATCAAGTACAACAATTAAATAATTAACAATCATGAAAAACTTAAAAAGAAAAACCTACAAATCTGTGGGACAGGAAGGATACAGAACCGTATTCCTTCCTACTAACGAAAGAGTACAAGAAGACTATGTGAATGGTAAAAGAGGTGATCAACTATGGCACCAACTTACAAATGAAGGACTCCTTACAGGTAATTTGTGGACAGAACAAGAGATTATGCGTCAAGTTGATAACGTATATGAAATCCCTAATCCAAGAGACAACAGATATGAAGATCTAATTAAAGATTTTCATAATGAACTCTTTAACATTGAAGCAGATTTAGAGAAAATCAATGCATTGGAGACATTAACAATGCATAATCAGCTACACAGAAGTAGACTGATGGGTGAGAAAAAAGCATTGGAGTCAGTAATAATCAAACTTAAAAAATCAAAATGAAAACATTCACTTACATGAAACGCGTTGAAGTAGAGACAACTATTGAAGTTCCTACAATTACCTTTGTTGCTGAAAAAGTGCGAGTTAGCACAGGAGACAGTTCATGGTCTGCTATGGGTTATGTACCAAGGTTCAATGGTCTTACCGCAAAAGAGTATGGTAAAGAAATGGGTAGTTATGATGCTATGTGGAAGATGCTTCAAGCATATGTAGAAAAGACATTTGGACGTTGGAAAGGTTATGGTTCAATTGACTACCATGTATATTCAGGTAAAGACATTAACATGCCTGAACTACCTAAAATTGATAGGGACTTCAATGATGATCACGCAGACCTTGTTAACATGTTCAAAGGACTATAACAGTCCACCTCCTTTAAAATTCAATAATAAATAAAATCATGCTAATAGTAAAAGGAAACAAAGCACATCAGATGAACCATAAGGGTGAGTCTGAAAGAACAATTAAGTTACCACAAGTTCAACAACTACCTAAACAGGCAGTTGTGATAAAAGGGTGGAAATATGTAGATCCTGTAATACCTGGAAGAATCGTAAGACTAGAGTTTCTATCTGGTCAACCAGAATTATACAAGTGTCTACTTGGTGATATATCTGAGAATAAGTATGTAGTAATGAAAGATGGTAAACCCATCTTAGTTTCTGGACATAAGATCATAAGAATTGATGTATATGATCCTACAGATTCAGTCTTAGATCAACGAATCATCAAATAATCATCCACCTCCTTTAAAAATCAAGTAATTAAATCAAATAAACAATCATGAATACAATTCAAGTACGCGTCCAGAAGGACAAACCAGCTGTAACAGCTTTCAAGAAGAACCCAGAAGTAGGATATGTTATCCTAGAACAGTCTGCTACAGACTACTCTTTAGGATGGTTAAATGAGATAACCAAAACCCATATAATGAAGGGTAAGGTTAAACTCTTACAGAAACTCGTAGAGAATCCTCTACCAGGGAATCTCATAGTATGTGAGTATCTGGAGTCAGAGGATAAACCTCAGAGGATCCAAGATTATCTGGATAATGAGAAGAACTATGAGGCTGCTATTAAAAGATTGTGTAAGGATGGTCCTGAATTCACCTTCCAAGGTGAACTAATCTTGAGGATCACTGACTATGATCCAACTGGTCTGCTTAGTGACAAGACTGTCAAGCATGACAACCAGGATGAGATTGATGAATGGAAGAAAAACAATGGTAAATAACCATAACTTTAAAATGACAGACCTCTATAATCACATAGGGGTCTGTCATTTAATCTCTATCACATTAACAATTCTTTCTTTCACGTTTTTAAATCAAATGTGTAGGGCGCAGTTCAACACTGTTTTTTACTTTGTTTTCTACAGTATGTGTAGGGCGCTGTTCAAGACGCTTACACAACCCAACTTCCAACAGGTAGATACACAAACCAACTTCCACCTCCCGTTGAATTCAGCATTAATAATCTATTAAATCATGCAAGAATCAGTAAAAATTCAAGTATCTGCTGCGGGAGCAACAGTTACTGCCTTTGCTACCAATGGTGGCAAGAATGGCTATGTACAAGTGTACCAATCAACAATTGAGTTTACCTCTAACGGGTGGATGCGTGAAAAGAAGCGTTCATCTCTCATTAGGGGTGAGGTAGCGTTGTTGAAAAAGGTAGTTACCGCTGCGGTAAAAGACAAAGATGGAGACTTGTCTTTACCAGGTAGAATCTGCGTTCAAGAGTATCTTGAGTCAGATATCCCTGCTAATGTAGCGAAAGCTATTACCAACAGCAAGACAGGAGACTATGAGAACTCTGTTAAGCGTGCTGGTGAGGATGGTCCAGAGTTGACTTGTCAAGGAGAGCGTATTATCAGATATGCGTTCTATGATTCAACTTGTAGTCAAGCAGATAGCAAGATTGACCATGACAACGTAGAAGAGGTGAAAGCATGGAGAGAGAGTGTAGCATCAGCGAGTGCTGGTCTACCAGGGGGTAACTAATCCCCTGACTTCTACTAACTCTTTACTGTCTTAATAGAATAGGGTGTGTCTTACTCCAAGATGCACCCTATCTATTAGTTTTTTCAGCGTAAGCGTTTACCACTACACACCACATGTACTAAGGCGCATTACGTTACCTGATACTCAATCACAATTCTTTCTGTTATCCCTACAACTCAACAAAAACATACCCTTAAAAACAAGAAACCCAGTGTTTACGCGGTACTCACCGATGGACAAATCGCACTTTGGTGTCTTAATTCTTGTGTTATTGTGTACTATTTTAACAGTTGTTAACAGAATGTTCCACGTGAAACATGAGTAAAAGAGAGAGTGTGATAGGGTGGTAAAACAACCCTAATTACATGATAACTCCCTCAAAAACAGTCAAATAACCCAAAAAAATCCACACTAGATGGCTAAATTATTACTTCTCACAGGACTAATGACATTACTTAGTTATGTTAGTCCATATGTGATGTCAGACAGTGATCATGATAACAAAGTACTATATACTATCTCTTATATAGATTCTTTGTCTATTGAGTATGATGATGTTACTGATGAGTCTATCACCACCGCGATTCTTGACGCAGCTGATAAGTTCAGATTAAATGATGATGAACTCCAGCAGGTTGTTGATCACTACGCTGACTAATAACATATACTCTTATTCAGAAGAAAAACTCCTTTAATTTACTTATATAGGGTAATGACCAACATTATGCAACAATCTAAGCTATCCAGTTCGTGACTGGTATTGTACAGAAGCAGACTCACTGTCTGTCCGTGGCTTATTCTAGTTAAACGGTCCTGAAATTTAGTACTAGAGAAAACACCTAAAGCAAGTGTATAAACTGCTTTGCTAATGCACCACAACTCACGTGGATATAAAGACTTCTTACCACCATAACAATCTAACCCCACAGCTGAGTGGAAATGGTTATATAAGTGTAAGATGTAAAACCACCTGATTAGTATATGCGGTAAGACATCAACCTACATGCTAGTCAGTTCCCAAGGGTGAGCAGTTGTAATCCACAGCGAGTGAACTTGCATCGATTTTCTAGTATCAGCTAGACAGAGCAATATGACTAGAGGATTGCAACTGAGTGCAGAGGGGCAATGCTAATGGTGAATAGTTGTAGTTGAATATGACCATACTAGGACGTTATATTCTGTAAACCTATTGTCACATAGATGACAGCATGTAATCCCAACGAAGGGGTGGGGCTACATACTATTTACCATATGGTGACTTTATATTCTGAAGTAATCTGTAGATGAAAGGTTAGCACCTTTTCTGTGTCTGCCTGGATTCTATAGATTACATTCAGATGAGTTTAACTTAATTTTTTCAAGCCAGTGACAAACCGTTTTACTACCCTAGAGGTTATAGTATCTCAAGATCTATCTCCTCAGACTGCATTTGACATAGCAGTTAAAAATCAATTTCTCACAAGTTTAGGTGATGGTCAATATAAATGCCGTCGTATACTTGCTGAGAACTTAAACTTGTCTATCATTAGTAATTATCCAGTTTAATTTAATAAAAAGCCAATGAAAATTGTAGTTAACCGCTGCTTTGGTGGGTATAGTCTATCCACTCAAGCTATGAACATGTATCGTGAACTATCTGGTAATACAGATCCAGAATTCAAGTATCATCACATTGAAAGAAATGATCCTATTTTTGTGGATATTGTAGAAAGATTAGGTGAAGATGCTAGTGGCCCTTATGGTTATTTAGAAGTCTTTGAAATCCCTGATGGTTTATCATACGAAATCAGTGAATATGATGGACTAGAGGATTTCATAACATATCTAGAGGTTGGTGTTCTTGATCTTATCAATGGATTTGATGGCAAGATGCTGGAACTAGCACAAAAAGCTGATTACATTAAACTAATATAATTGCCATGAAAGAAGAAAAAGAACCAAGCATGTTTGATCAAATCAAGGATACTTACATGATGATTTGTGTATCCAATATGGATGAAATCCTTAAAGTTGGGTCAAACAATTACTATGATGAAAAACTTCAACCAGCTGCTGTTGCTTCTAACATATCAGAAGATGGTCAAGTAGCACTGAAAAAGTTATTTGACATTGTATTTGAATCTACAGTTACCGTACTTAAAAAAGCAAATGAGTAATAAACCGCAAACACCAGAACTAAATCAGGGAGTTGATTTGAGTTCTAACATGATGTACACTTACACTAGAAATGGTGTAGAATATTCAACGCCTTCTTCATCTATTGCATTTGCAAGATGTGATGAGGGTACTGAAGTATTTGGTACACAAATAGGATAAACCTTAACCTAATCCTCCTTTGGTAGCATAATAAACCTCAGCGTTTTTTAATTGCAGCTACCATTGGAGGATTAAAACCTTTAAAGCCATGTTAAAAAGAAACATCAAAACAATTTACAACTTTGCTAATGCAAGTTTATTTTTCTGGTTATTTATGATTGCTACTACTGCAGTCATCTCTTTTATTACTGTAATTGACACTACTACTCC